CCTGAACGCAATCGGCAGGCCGCGAAGAAGTCGAGTGCATTTAGATACGCCAACCTGAACGACACCGAGAAGACGGCAGAGCGAAAGCGTAAGCACGCGAATTATGCCGCTAACCGGGATACGCGCCTGAACGGGATGCGCGAGCGGCATGAGGTCAACCGGGCTGCTGTCTTTGCGCACTACGGATTGCAGTGTGCGTGCTGCGGCAAGCAGGATGACCTCCAGATCGACCACATCAGCGGAGGCGGCACAGACTGGCGAATCGCCACGTTCGGTCATCGCGGAAGCGCTCAGATGACATACGCGTGGCTGGTGCGTCATCAGTTCCCTCCCGGTTTCCAGACGCTCTGCGGGTCGTGCAACCGAAGTAAGAAAGACAGCGTGCGCTGCCGTCTGAACCACGCAGCCTAGCTAGGTCTGCTTCCAGGCCGAGCCGTCGCTGGCGCCGTCCGAGGGCCACTCGTGCGGGTTCGCGGCCCCGGTGGACATGTCGGCCCGGCCGCCCTGGCGGATCTTGACCCAGTTGCCGCCCAGGGACCCGGCGGCGTCGTAGATCGCGCCCGATTGAGTCTGCGGGTCGCCGCCGCCGTCGCCTGCCTGGGCGTCGTACGGCTGGAACGGCTGGGCCGGGGGCGAGGTGATGGGGCGCGGTGCGTCGGGCATCGGGTTCCTCCTACTGTGCTGCCTTGCGGATGACGTCCGGGCGGGTGGTGCGCTTCCAGGACGGCGCCGGGAGCCCGGGGCTGCCTGCCTGGCTGCTGGCCTGCGGCTTGCCGTCAGTGCCGGGCGGGACCTGCGCGGGGTTGCTGGCCTTCACGTGCGGGTTGCCCTGGTCCTCGGCCGGCGGCAGCGGGTCCACCGGATCTGAGCCCGGCGCGGACATGGCATCCGGGCGGCCGGACATCATGTTGCCGGCGGCCTGGCTGGTCACCCACATCGAGTCCGCGGCCAGCCCGGACAGGTCCTGCAGGCTGCCCACGTTGTCGCCCCAGCTGGCGGCCATCAGCTGCTCCTCATGTCATCGTCACCGAGATCCAGCTGACCTTGCCGTCCTGGCCGCCGGGCTCGATACGGCCGTACAGGACGGGCGGGTCCATGTCCCCTTCCGGGGCCGGCACGACCGGGGTTTCCTTAGCCTTCGCGCCGGGGAAGGTGTCGGCCTCGCCCGGTTCGAGCGGGTAGCCGGTGTTTCCCGAGGAGTCGACGTCCGGGCCGCCGAAGTAGGCCCGTGCGGTGCCGAGGTTCTTGACCCGGACGCCGTTCTCGGGCACGGGGCAGACCGCGGTCACGTCCTGGGTGAGGTCCGTGATGCCGGTGCTGTACCCGTTGGCGGCCATCTGGTTACGGCCTGACGTCCCGCCCGCCGCGGAGCACCCGGCCGCCGGAAGACGGCTGGAACGGCCCGGCGTTGGGGGTGGGCTCGTTCATGGCCGGCAGCTTGGGGCCGCCCGTGCCGTAGCCTCCGTCGTTGGCCTGGGTCCAGTCGAGCGGCCCGCTGACCGAATCGTTCACGGTGTCCTGGGCGTAGGAGCCGGACTGGTAGGAGCCGGGCCGGGTGAAGGTCACTGCGTCCGGACCCTGGCCGCCGCGCCCCGCGCCCGTGGTGCCGGGGGCGCCCGTTGAGGTGATCTCGCGCTCGGTGATGCCGGTGAGGCCGTCCTCGGTCTGGCCGGGCTCGTTGGTCGGGTCGGACCCGCCGCTGATGCGGGCGCCCTGGGTGCCGGGGGCTCCCGTTCCTTCCGGGAGCGTGCCGCCGAACATGGCGGTGGCCCAGTCGCCTCCGGGGTACTGGCCCTTTTCCGTGGTGGGGTCAACGCCTGCGTCGTCGTACCGCGCTGCAGCGGCTCCGGTGCTGCCGGAAACCTCGTCAGCGCCCGCGTAGCCGGGGACTTCGCTGCTGGAGCGGGTCATCAGGACTCCTCTGATCTGGGACCCGGCTCCTGACGGCCGCGGGCATGCGGTTCTGGTCTAAGGATAGCTCGTCAGAGCCTGCCGCCGAAGCGGCTCATCAGGTCGGCCTTGGTCATGACCTGGGCGGCGTGGACATCGATCTCGCCGGTCGACACGGCATAATCGATCCAGGCCTGCTTGGGCGCTGATGGTGACGGAGATTCCGGGCTTCTTTCCCCGGAGGCTGCTTCCGCTGCGGGCTCCTCCGCCCGGGAGGCCGTGGCCAGGGGGCTGACCTCGGCCAGGGGGCTGACCTCGGCGAGCGGGCTGACCGCCGGGTTCTCCTGGACGGCCGTCACCGGCTCCGGTACCGGTTCCGCTCCGGGCCGCGCGGCGAGCCACTGGTGCACGGCCACAGGGCGCCCGGCGGCGTGGTACTCGTTCCACAGGGCGGCGGCAGCCTGGTCCCCGGGATCGGCCATGCCGCCGCGGATGACTTCGAGGCCCTCCCAGTCGGGGATCTCGATCGGGGTGGCGTCCCGGGGCCACTCGCGGCCGTCGTGACGTCCCCCGCTGATGTACCACCGCATCGAGACGAGCATCAGTGACCTTCCGTCTGGGGGCAGGCTGCCAGGGCAGGGGATGGGGAGCCCGGCTCCTGGCAGCCTGCCTGCCTGTGGCGCTCAATGTACCGGGCCGCCTCGTCGTCGCAACTGTCCAGGCGCCGTCGCTGATTCTGCCGCCTGCGGCGTTCCGGCCTGTTATCCGACCGGTGCTGGCTCTCTATGTATGACGGGCACGCCAGCAGGCAGGTACGTGAGCAGGCGATCTGGTTCTCCCGGACCGGCACGAACATCTGCGCGCATCCGGGATTCTGGCAGGCCCGCGGAGCTAGCCCGGCCTTGGCCCGGCTGCCGCCCGTGTTGTGCGGGAGCCGGGCCCGGCAGGGCTTAGGGAGCGGGCATGTCCGCTGGTTCTTCCTGAGCTGATGGAACGGTTCCCCGCAGACCTCGCAGTTGCGGGTCCAGCGGCCGTCCTTGCTTCTGGGCACAAGGCATCCTCCTAGCAGGGTTCTCCTGCCAAGAAGGATACCTCGTTGACCAGACTGGATCATCAGCTCAGGTAGATGCCCCAGTATACAATTTCACGGCTCCCGTCTGGTCGACCAGGGTCCCGTCGCCGCGCAGGATCGCGCGGAACGTCACCAGGTCGGAGCCGAACGCGAAGTCGTCGGAACGCTCGAAGCGGACCCCTCCGACCAGCCGGACAAAGAACTGGGAAAAGTCCCCGAATGCAATTGCCTTTGCACTCGTTGCCAATGCCGGCATGAACGGGTCAGCCACCAGTGGCTTTCCCAGGAGAAGGTCGGGAGAACCGAGAACTGCGCTCGGCTCCCAGATCGGCCTGCCGACCGTATCGGTAATTTTCCTGAACGACCCGATGGTCTTGTCGGCCGCTAGCCAGTAGCACGAGCGGGACTGGCGGTAAGGCGCGATCACAGAGTATTCCATGTCGACCAGGTTAGCGTAGGACGGTGCCCCGGAGACGCCGGTCACGGTGCCGGTGACGCCGGCCGAGGCGGTGTTGATCAGGCCGTTCGGCTGGCCGGTCCCAGTGCCGTTCACCAGGTCGGTGCCGAACTTGTTGCCCAGCGCGCGGCCGGCCTGCATGGCCAGGTAGCCGAGCAGGTCGACGGCGGTGTCATCGATCAGCTCGCGGGCGACCTGGAGCAGGATCCCGTATTTGTATGCAGAGAGGCTCTGCATGCTGAAGGAAGGATCCGAAGTCGGGAGCGAACCCGCCTGAGCTGCGGAGGCCGCAGTCGAATGCGCTGTCGTCTTCGGCACCTGGAGGGTCTCGCCGCCGCCCGTGTTGAGGACCGTGGGACCGCATTGCATGATCCCGGAGACCTCAATCAAATGTGCGATCAACATGTCATAGAAATCGGTCGGGATGACCGAACTCGCTGACGTATTGCTGCCCTGGCCTGCGGTAGTGAGGATCCGGTAGTTGATCGGGCCGAGGGCCGGGTCCCTGCGGATCTCCAGGTTGCGGGGGGCGCCGTCCTCGCCGCGGGCCCACTTGCGCACCTCGTCCAGCATCCTGGTGCCGCCGGCGGTGCGCTGGGCCTGGCCGGTCTCGGGCTTGCGGCCGGACAGCGCGTCGAACGCCTCGTCCGCTTCCTTGGCCCGCTTCTCGGTGTCCAGGACCGCGCGGATCCTCGTGTCGAGCTTGGTCATCTCCTCCTGCATGGCGTCCCACTTGCCCTGCTCCTCATCGGTCAGGGCGCGGTTCTCCGTCGCAGCGGCCTCGGCGATGCCCTTGGCCTCGTTCCATACGTTCTGCCTGCGGTCGCGGAGCCGCTTTGCCACTTCTGATGCCACGGTGGTTCTCCCTTCTCGGGTGGCATCTGCACTGGCTCCGTCCGGTTCGCCTCGCGGCGGCTACGGCCTCAGCAGATTCTGTTTTACGGTCCTGGAAGGGTCCGGGACGGCCTGGTGCCGCCTAGATGTCCTCGCCGATCCAGGGGTCTTCCATGTTGGCCTGGAGCGCGAGCAGGGCCTGCGCTCCGGTCATGGCGGGCTTGGGGGCCTGCCGCTGCGCGGGCTTGGGCTTGCCGCCGTCCAGGTCCTTGACGCGCTTGAAGAACTCGATCGCGCGGCCCGAGTCGACGCGGGAGCGGACTTCCTCCACGTCGGCCTGCACCCAGTCGGCGAGGCTGACGATCGCGCCGTTCATCGCGCGTGCGGCCGAGGTCGCATCCGGGTAGGCAGGGTCGAGCACAGGCGCGACATCTACCAGCTGAACAGCCAGGAGGGTTCTCATCGGGTAATTGAACTCCGAGACACCCCACTCGTCGCCGCCGGGGTAGAGGCGGAACGCGAACGAGCTGTGCCGGACGTCGCCGCGCTGCACGTACTCCAGGACATCAGCCCGGGCCTGCGGCGGCTCTACCTCGTAAGCCAGGCCGGTAGAGTCGGTGGCCAGCCGCAGCGTCCGGGCGTAGATCGTCCCCAGGAGCTGATCATCCTTGTGGTTGTACCTGCACACCACATCGGGCCAGCCCAGGGTCTTGGACTCATTGAACGCGAGCGGATCTACTTGCTCGACAAAACCTCCGAGCTTCCTCGATAGCTTTCCGAAAGCCGCCGCGTACCCGTAGATGTAGCGGGGCCCGCTGGCGCTCTCGGAGCCGTGGCCGTTCGCGGAGCGGACTTCCGGCGGGAACCGGGTGAACCGGCGCTCGGGCAGGCCATCCGGTTCCATGGCGCCGAGCGCATCCCGGGTGTCGCCGGACACGTGAATGCCGAACTTGCGGGCGGCAGACAGGATCTTCGGCATGGCCTGCTTGCCGAACGGGCTCTGCGGCGCCCGCGACAGGGCGTTCCTGGTGTGCGCCTCGTCGTGCACCGGGAAATGGCGCTTGCTCCGCGGTACCGTCTTGCCCTGCGCGTCCTTGGCGCCTCCGGGCTCCACATAGGCGAATGCAGAATCTGGCAAATCATTGATCGCCGCGCTGGTCATCTCAGCCATGTTTTAAAATCCTTCCTGAGCCGGGCCATCAATGACCCCCGCCAGTTCCGTTAATACGAGAGCCCGAACCATTGACGTGATTACCGTTCGTTCCGTTTACGCCGCTCAGCACCCGCTCTCGGGCACTGGGGATCCAGGGCCCGAGGTATTCCGGCTCGATCCGGGGCAGGTGTCCTGACCTGCGCCGGGAGGCAAGGAAGTCGAGAATGAGCTGAGCATCGTTCCGCTCGTCCGGGTCCGCGGAGCGCTGGGAGGCGACGATGCTGCCCAGCACCTGCTCGGCGCCCGGCACCGGGGGCGGCACCGAGCCGGGCGGCATGGCCCCGCCTGCGAGGCCCTCCTGGGCCAGGTGCTCGATCCGGTCGACGGCCAGGTCCATCTCCAGGGTGATCTGCGGCAGCATCGAGTTGGGGATGCCGCGGATGGAGCGGGCCATGGCGACCATGACCTCCAGCGGGATGACCTCCCCGCCGGCCTTGCCGGGCATCGGCTCCAGGTCTTCCAGGTCGCGGATCTCGTCGGTGGTGCGCAGGCCGATGTCCCGCCAGGCCTTGTAGATGTTCGTGCGGGTCTGCAGGTCGGTCTTGAGCAGCGCA